CCCACATAATTTGCACGTTCCACTTTACCAATCTCAATTAACCACAGCTTACGCCATGGGAAATATCAACAGTAAAGACAGCGAAACACACAAGAATGTGGAGGATACCGCCGACAACTCGCAAGAGTTGAAGGCCGTTCAGGACATGGGCAACCTGGCAAACCAAGCCCCCGTTTCCATTCTCTCACTTTCGTCCTGGTTGAAGTTAAGCAAACTTAATCAGGGCTTAGCCATTTCTCCTCTGTGGGATCTGGCAAAAGTGAAAGAACGACATGATGAGATTCAAAACCTTGTCAGAAGCGGTACCTCGGCACGACTTCTCGGACTCCCTCCTATCGACTGCTTCATTAAAGCAGTTCACATGGTACAATGGTATGCAAATACTGTTAAGCTATGGGAATTGACTATGAAAAACGAGGTTGAGGGGAATACCTTTACGACGAGACGGAAGATCAGTGATGGTCTAACCGGCTTTTTAACGGACGAATGCCTAAGTGACATACTAGGGATCTACTTCGCATTGGCGGAGTTTGGGTTGATGGAAAAGTTTTGCAAATGGAGCTCGGCGACCTTATGGGCTGCCTCACTCCAACAAAAGGAATTGCCACCAATCCCAGACTTCGTCATGCATTGTGGACTGGCTAAATACCGGTACATGGTGCATGAAAATCGTTGGGTTAGTTTATGTAAGCAGATATTTTCGACTAAATATAAAAAAAGGTCGGGGATAGCTAAGCTTATGATGATAATTGCCAAGGATATTTACACAACGAAGAGCGCCTCCCTTCCCGTTGATGATCATTTCATCGAAGAGAATTTGGAAAAACATGAGAAAATCTTATGTCAACCTCATCTCAACGATCCACTTACACCAAAGTTTGAGAAGCTAATAAAAAAAGCAATCGAACAGTGTGCCGATGATATTTTCGGCCCACTACCGGTACAAGATGATCATACAGTTATTAAAATTAACAAACGGACAGGGATCACAAAGGTTAAAGAATATAAAGTTCCGTTAGAGCGGTTAGCTCCCTCGCGTCTCCCATCTCTCGGTGCATCTGTTCGATGCGGCCGGGGGAAGGGGGGTGCTTGTGGAGATCTCCTTTCTAAACATGGAGAGACTTACTCACTACCGGAGCCCAATGAGGGCTATCTACACTCCTACTGTTCATACAAAATAAGTGTGTGTGACGTTCGGACCCCTCACGACCCTGAATTGTTCAGGGAAGCAGAGAAGGCCTCACGCTCTCATTCATACAGTAAGGACAGTGTCCAGGCTCAGGTCGTTCCACTTTTGGAAGCGTTCAAAGTCAGGACCATAACGAAGGGAGATGCAGATCAGTACCATCTTGCAAGAAGATGGCAGTCGGTCATTCATTCTCGTATGCGGAAACAACTTAATTGTAAACTAATTGGACAACCGTGTGATTCGGCTTTTTTAAGTCAGATCTTCGGAAACTCACCCTTCTTCTCTCATAATGAGGAGGGGTTCTTTGTTTCTGGGGATTATGAGTCAGCGACCGATTTGTTACATCCGCACTTGAGCGAATTTGCTAATGAAGCGATTTGCCAACGTCTAAGGATCCCACTCGAAGATCAACTCGTTTTGAAGCGTTGTCTTACGGACCACGAACTCAAATATACAGCAAAGGGACAGTACAAAAAACAACAATGGGGTCAACTCATGGGGTCACCTACTTCCTTTCCTATACTCTGCCTCATCAACCTGGCAGCGACAAAAGTCGCGTTCGAAGAATTCTTCCGCTCTTGCGGAATGCTTCAACGAAAGGAGTACTTACTCCTAGAAGAATTACCTATGTGCGTGAACGGGGATGATATCCTGTTCTGGTGCTATGATGGCGTTCTCTATGAGATTTGGAAAGAAGTAACTAAGGCCTGTGGGTTAAAGTTC